CCGCGCGGCAGGGGACCCGAATGAAAAAATCCCCGAATGAATTTGAAATACCAACTACACAGGGGCGACGCCAGCGGACGGGGGGCCAAAAGGGGGGTCCCCCGGTGCCGGGGGCCGCGCGACATCGAGCCCGGTCGCGCCCAGTTACCCCCGGACCGGGAACCGCGCGCCTTGGTCCTTGCCTAGGGTGGCATCGCCCTAGGCATGGGTGGCGCTCGAAAGATAGGCCAATACATCACCGGATACTATTTGATCGACCCCTTTACCCTTTACCCCGGTCGCGCCTTCCTGTAGGAAGGGAACACGGGCGGCGCTCATCGCGGCCCGGATGTCAACTAGAAGGATAGACCATGATAAATATGTCAGCACTGAACGCCCTAATCCGGGCAGAGGTCCTCGACCACATCGACCCTGACACCTGCACCGCAAGCGAGCGCATGGTGGTCGAGCTCGAGGTACTCGACGCCCTGAGCAAGAAAATCGCCAAGCGCGTCGAGGTGCATCGCAAGGCGATGATTGACACCGGGGTGGCGACCTATGTCGAGGGACTGCGCGAGAACGCGCCGACCAAGTCTTGGTGGCTCGAGAACGAGCCCGATCGGTGGCTCGACGTTCGCCGCGTGTCGCTTGTTAAGACATTCAAGGTACTTTGACCTTGATCCTCGAGCCTACGCGGTGTAGGCTCGAGGTACTCTCTCAATCAGAAAAAGGACTAAACTAATGGCAAATCCCTTTGCAAAATCCCGCCCCGCGACCAGCCCCTATGCGATCTATCGCGCGGGCGACATGACGTGGCATGTCTGCAAAACGTACAAGTCCCCGGCCAATGAGGCCAAGGACCAGTACGCGCGCTGGTTTGTTTGGGCCAAGTCGCCCATGACCTACGGCGACTTCGAGGGCGGTGACACGTACCGGGCTGAGGTGATGCGGTACGGGACGCTGGTCGCGGCGACACCGCTTTGGCAAGAGGCCCACGGGACGCGGCTTGTGCCCACGCCCGAAGAATATCTCTGGCAGGTTGCCGACGCGTGACGCACCGGTGCGCCGCCCCCACGTGGGGCGGCCATCCCGTGCGCCATGGTGGCCACGTTAACCAGAAGGAATAAGGCAATGTGCGAGAACAAGGTAGGGTTTTGGGTGCCGCGCGGCCATCATCATCGCGATTACGCGCTTGTTGAGAGATGGGTCAAGTGCGGGCGCACCGATCCATGGGGCGGGCGCGCGGTGTGCGATGATTGCGCATCGGACCCGGGAACCATGGCCGAAATCGAGCGCCAAGAGGCGGCTATCGCCGCCGACAACTGGGCCTCACGTTCAGCCGGCTATGGCGATTGGTAATTGAACCACGGCCCCATGCGCTCCGATATATACGGGTCTACGCGCATGGGGCCTTACCGCATCGACCCAAGGCATGCGCCCGACATATAATAAAGAAACGGGGCGCAGGGCGCAGAGCGTAGCATATAAAAAGAAAAGAAACGGGGCGCAGGGCGCAGAGCCAAGGGGCACAGGACAAAAATTCCTTGCGCCCCTTTACCTTGTTCGATAGACTCAAGGCACTAGTCAATCAGGAGCAAAACCCATGAAAAACGGAATCATCTACAAGGGGCCAAGCCGCATCGATGGCGCGCCTATTGTGGTTCTGGCCACATATTCAAACCGGAACACCAAAACCGGGGCCGTGGTGCAAACCTATATCTTGCGGGAAGATATAAACCCGCTGGAAGCGTCCAAGACGGGCGCGGACGAATCCATCTGCGGCACCTGCCCATTGCGCGGCACACCGACCACCGACCCGGCGCGCAAGATTGCGCAGGGCCGCCGCTGCTATGTCAACTTAGGCCAGGGCGTCCTAATCGTTTGGCGCGCCTATCACCAGGGCGTCTATCCCGATGCGCAGGATCCAGCGTCGCGCGCCGCAATAGGCCGCGGCCGCGTGGTCCGCGTCGGCACATACGGGGATCCGGCCGCCGTACCAGACGAGGTCTGGACGGATCTGCTTTCAGAGGCGGACACATGGACGGCCTACACACACCAAAAGCCATGGCGCCCCGATATCGCCATGCAGTCCGCCGATTCGCATGACGAGGCGCGCATGCATTGGGCGGCTGGACGCCGCACATTCCGCGTGGTCGCGGACCTAGGGCAGATCGACAAGGCCCACGAAACGCTTTGCCCCGCATCAAAAGAGGCAGGGCGCCGCGTCCAATGCGCCGCGTGCCGCCTTTGCAAGGGCAGCGTCAACGCCAAGTCCATCGCGATTGTCGAACATTGATTGCCAAGCCGCGCCCCTCCGCCTTGGGGCGCGGCCAACTAGCCCGAGGGCCACGGTCCTCGGGCCTTTTACACACGAGGCGCAGGGCGCAGGGCATCAATCCCGAGGCGCAGGGCGCAGGGCCGAAAGCTTTCGCTCGTAATGACCAAGGATCGCGGCGCGCAGGGCATCAACCAACGCACCTGTACTCTCGAACCTCGGTCCTTGGGCCTCGGACAGCCCGCCCGTAGCCAACGCCGGACCCTGATCCGCTGGAAATAAGTATATAAGCTTGCTCGAAAGGTTCTTTACCAAGAAAAACGAGAGCCCTCCGCGCGCGAAATATGCCATATTCCACGCGACCTGATGCGGGCGCACATTTACACTGTTTGATTTTGTAGTCTTGAGTTCCAACCAGAAGGGCATGCCATCCCAGACAATGTGGACATCTGGAACGCCGCCGCCGTGAGTGTTCTCAATCCGTGTTGCGAAGGCTTCCTTCGGAAGGTTCTGCCTCAAGGTAGTCCAAAACTGGGCCTCTGGTCCTCGGCTCATTGGGCGTTATGTCCTTCATGTTGTCGATCACGAAGGCCTGTGGATACTGCTTCCGCAGCGCCTCAAGGCGACCCAAGATCTCCGAGCGGGACATCTGATCGATGGTGTTGATGTTCTCCCGGCGGTCAATGGTCAAACCGCCCAGCGCGGATCGGATCTTTTCGGCGTTGATGGCGGCACTAAACTGACCAGCCTGTTCTGCACCTTTCGAAAGCTGCGACAGCCGCTCAAGCTGGCCGATGGTGGTCACACCATAACGACGCTCCCGTTCTTCCCGGAGTTCTTCGATGTATTCCAGCACATGTGGATAGTCCCGGCCATTCAAAAGCTTCGAAGCGTAGGCAATCGCGGTATCCGGCGCATAGCCAGCCTTCCGCGCGCATTCAGCGTTTGAATAGACGCCTTCGACAATGAACTTGGCGAAAGACTTCTGCCGGGTGGTGAGCTTGCGCTCCTGTTTGTCATCTTCATCTGCAAGGGATGCCATGAACACCTCCATGTTAACACAGGCAGACCTTACAACAGGGATGCCGCGCCACGCAACTCCCGCCCTATATAGGGCCTCCAGCTAGATTCCGGGGTTCAAAGAAAAAGCAAAAAAGTAGGTCAGGGCAGCTAGAAATTCAGTGAAAATAGGCACTGCATACGTTTTGCCCGTATGCAGCATACGAAGAACAAAACATGTACTGTAATCACCACTTTTTCTTGTTTTTCATACACTTAACCCCTGTTTTTTGGTACTGCATACGTTGCATACACCTAATCTCAACGTCCGCTCTCATCGAACCCAAAATCCTAGCCAGAACCCCTATATAGTTGATGCACTGTACCAAGGTCCGAGGACCAAGACCCTCTCATCCTCTCCAGCTTGACCCCTCAATCACACGATCAGCAAGGGTGTCCACGGCCCAGCTATGTGCATCCAGAAGCTTCGCCAGATTAAACGACTCGAAGCGCTCTCCGCTCCCTGATCGATGTGGTCTCCAAGTGTATATCTTTTTCACAACGGTCAGGCTGATGTTGTGACCGAAGCATGAGTCTGCGACATTGGACCATCCGATCTTGTCTACGGCCTTGCGGACATCTTGTTGCACTCGAGCGACGAGGACATCGTGGTCAGGTACTTGGATCATGCGCGTGTCTCCTTATGCTGCATCTCACAAGAATAAATTAATTTATATGGTTTTGCAAAAAGTATCTTGACCCCTTCACCTTTACCTCTATACTCGGGGGCATCAATCAACGAGGAGCTTCGACCATGATCAACCAGTACGCAAATCAGATCGGCTACAGCGACGTCCATCCTTTTGAGGTGTTGGCTGTG